CTATTAGTTCCGATAGCTGCATATTTAATGGAATCTTTATTAACAAAATGATGCAAACCTCTTGCAACACCTGTTAGTTTATCACTTCCTAATTGAGACCAGCCACCTATTTTTTCAGGTGTACCATATCTAAACCGTACATTCTCTCCCCCAGTCCATTGAGACTCGGCTCCTGTAGGTGTAACTTGTTTATTGAATCCTGGTAAAAAACCTAATTTTTGTAGCATATAAAAACCTATTTATTGGGCAGTAGATCAAATTGTGGTGTAATTCAATAGATTTAAAGCCGTAGATATGATATATATCAATTATAAATATAATGAAAGAGATAATTTAATGGTAAAGACACTGGGAATAAACATTTCACATAACGTTTCTTTTGCTTATTTTGAAGATAATATTTTAAAAGAATATTATGAAGAAGATCGGTTTAATAAAATTAAGCACTTTGTACCTTATGACCCTATTTTAAATTATCCCTATGAGTATCAAGGGTTAAAAAAATTTAAAAATATTACCTTTGATAAAATAGTATTTGTTTCTTATGATAGGGGAGACATTTTAGTTGAGAAAGCTTTTATAGAACCTTTTTTAAAACAAATTAAATTTAAAGATCTAAAATTTTATTTTAGGGAACACCATATTTTTCACGCTTTAAGTGGATTTTATTTTAGTAACTTTGATGAAGCTCTTGGTTTAGTTTGTGATGGTGGAGGTGAGATGATAGTGGATAAAGAATTAAAGATAGACTCTGTACCAAAATTTCAAGTAATGGAATCTATCTATTACATAAATAAAAATGAAATAAAACCCTTGTATAAACACCATAGCTGTGCACGTCATGATCATTGGAATAATTTTTATAAAATTCCATCAGAAACTAATTTTAAAAGAAGTGGTGCAGATATTAAGATAAGTAATAAATTATGTGGTGGTTTAAAATATTTATTTTATATGGATAAAGCAGGTTTTCCTCAACATGCAGAAGGACAATTAATGGGGGTAGCTGCCTATAAAAATAAAAAAACTGACATTGATAATAACGTTATTGAAAATGCTTGTAAGGCACAAGAGGAAAGTCTTATAGAAAGAATTGAACTTGTTAAAAAAGCAAAAACATATGGGAAGTATAAAAATATTGTTTTATCTGGTGGGTATCATTTAAATTGTGCCAACAATTTTAAATTAGTAAAAAATTTTCCAGAATTAAATTTTTTTGTAGATCCAATATCTCATGATGGAGGAACGGCAGTAGGAGCTGCTTATGCCTCATCTCAATATGAAGAAAATTTTGTAGAGTCAAGATGAAGAAAATTTTTAAAACTAAAGAAGAAGCTATAGAAAAAATATTAAACCAAGAAGTAGTTGCTATATTTCAAGGTCATTCAGAATGGGGCCCACGTGCTTTAGGTAACCGTTCTATGTTGTTCGATCCACGTAATCCAAATGCAAAAAAAATTGTAAATAAAATTAAAAAAAGACAATGGTGGAGACCTACTGCTGCAACTATATTATATGAATATAGAAATGATTATTTAGAAATGCACGGATTAGATGAATCTCCTTATATGACATTTGCAATAGATGCTAAACAAAAAGCAATTGATGAAATTCCTTCATGTGTGCATGTAGATAATACATGTAGGTTTCAAACTTTAAAACGTGAACAAAATCCCAACTACTATGATTTAATTAATTTATTTTATAAAAAAACAGGTGTTCCTATATTATTGAATACTTCTTTTAATTTAAAGGGATGGCCAATAGTAGAATCGTTAGGGGATGCTATATTGACTTTACACAATAGTGAAATAAATTACTTATATACACCATAAAAAATAATGTCCTTTAATCACAAAATATCAGATTTAAAATATAGAATTAATAGTTTGGTCCCTAAAAATATATGTCAAAAAATAATAGAAATTTTTGAAAAATATCCAGAACTAATTAACGCAGAAAATAGCTATAAATTTAAAACTCAAAAACAAGAAATTGATAATTTTACATGTTTGAATTTATCCAGAATAGAAAATCCAAATGAAGATATCTTATACGCTTTAGCTGTGGCTAAACAATACATAAACATAATGATAATTAATTATGTACTTTATATTAGAAACAAAAAAATATCTCCTGATTTTAATAATCATTTAATAAACCATAGTGATAATATTAGAATTTTAAAATACGAAACAGGCCAGTGCATTAAAGATCATGCAGATGTTGGAGGAACTATAAGAGCTTCTTGCACATTAAATTTAAATGAAGATTATGAGGGCGGAGAATTTAGATTTTTTGATGGTCAAATAAAAGAATCTTTTAAAACCGGAGATGCAATGTTATTTCCCGCTGAACCTATTTGGATACATGGAACTGAACCAGTCACAAAAGGTACTAGGTATTCTATTAATTGTTTTTTATACTAATGAAGTTAGTTTTTTCAATACCAGATAAATTATGGTGGATAACCAATTTCCTAGATTACAGTACATATAAAGCTATACACAATTCAATTATAAAAGAACGTAACGATATAAATTTACGTACATCTAAAGGTAGATGGAAAGATGTTTTAATAAATAACATTACCCCTCCCTTACATAGTCCAATTTATAATTATGCTCCTTTTGAAAAATTAAAAATATTGGTAAGACACAACCCTTTTTTTAAATTTCCTGATATGATTGAAATGTCAACCACTACCATCCATTACATGAAAAAAAATTCAGGAATTAATTGGCATAATGATGGTTCCTGGAAGTATGGAGTAACTTATTATGTAAACCGTAGATGGAATAGAGACTGGGGTGGTGAGTTTATGTTTAGTGATACAAAAGGTCATGGGTTTTTACCTTATGTAGGTAATTCTGTGGTAATAATAAAAAGTCCTTTAGATCATAAAGTAACCCCTGTTTTAAATCCTCTTATTCCTAGAATTTCTTTACAAATGTTTATGAAATAAGGTGGAAATTTAAGTTTTATAGCATATAATGATTTATATATTTATTTTTAATACCACGAAAGAAACAAAATGATTAGTTTATTAGATAAAAACAACAAATTATTTGAACACAAAAATAGTATAAACATTACCTATCCTAGAAACGTTAATATTATTTTCGGTAACTACCCTTACCCCGATATAATTCATAATTTAATTCTTCAAATTAAAAACAACCTTGATCCTAAAATGAAAAACTATACTAATGTTAAAGGAGGAATGACGGATTGGGATTATTTTAAAAATGAACCCATGTTTAATAATTTTTTAATTTGGTTAATAAACAAACATCAAGTGTCCCATCCACATATATTTGAATATTTTTTAGAAAAAAAAGGTGTAGTTTCAGCTTGGGGAAATCAAATAAAAAAAGGAGATAGTTTGGACTTTCACACCCATCCACATTATCATTGTATTTTATATTTAACCGGGGGATGTGATTTAATTTTACCAGAATTAAATTTAAAAATAACTCCTAAGCCTGGAGACTACTATGTTTTCCCCCCTGAAATAATGCATGGTTTCCCTGTGTATGAAGGAGAAAAAGAAAGGTACAGTTTAATTTTTAACATGGGACAAAACGCAGATGCATTTGATTTAAATGCAAAAATGAAAATATTGGAGGAGAAAGATAATGAAAGAAAAAACAGTTAATATAAATAACTTTATTGGCGTGTATGATAATTATATTACTAAAGAAGATTGTAATAAAGCTATTAAATTATATGAAGATCAAAACAATTTTAATAATACCGTGAATAGGATCGGTGCAGAACAAGTATCTATATTAAAAAAACAAGACCAACAATTTTTTGCAGCCCCGAATAACTTAGATATATGGTGGGAATCATTAAAACCTATGATAGTTAATTTTGATATAGCATGGAATCACTACATTCAAAACACAGGGGCAGATGATGCTTATGGAAAACCATTTTACTTTACTGCTTTAAAAATTCAAAAAACTTTACCTACAGAAGGTTATCATGTTTGGCATATTGAACATAATAAAGGTTTTGAAAATGAAGCTAGAGCTTTTGTTTTTTCTATTTATTTAAATGATGTCGAAGAAGGTGGAGAAACAGAATTCTTACATTTTTCAAAAAGAGTTAAACCTACAATGGGAAGAATAGTTATTTGGCCTGCAGCTTTTCCTTATTTACATAGAGGAAACCCACCTTTAAAAGGTGAAAAATATATTTTAACTTCTTGGATGATGTTAAGATGAATATGATGTAGGTCTTGCACCTAATCTAGAAATTTTTTCTTCAGAAGTTTCGTCTTCAACGTTATTGTTATCCCAATTAGATTGTAACACTGATAAATGATGTGAGTCCCATTTGTCAATAAAATCTGAAAAATCACCTAGGTTAGCATCTTCCCAAGTAGAATGAGGAGTTGTATCTCTGTATTCTATAGTATCACTAGGATTTGATGTTCCATATTGAATAGCCCAGATGTTAGAAAACTTAGATTGAGACCAAAAAGAATCATCATCGATAACGTAACCAATTCCTTCAGAAGCACCTTCTGCATAATTTTTAAGTATCACTTTGTCGTCAAATACCACTGTCCAGTTTGATTTAGTTGCCATTTTTCTCCTATGTCTTAATTATATATAATAATGTTAAATAAGGTTGCAAAACTGATGTTGCAGTTCCACTAAAAGTTGCACTCATGTTGTGAGAGTGACCTTGACCTGATCCCGCATTTCCCGTGCTACCACTTTGAGTATAAACTTGAGTAGGGTTTGGGTAACCTCTTGTTTCTTTTCCTGTTGCAACACCTGAGTGACTGTGTGATGCTAATTGAGCTGTTGTTAAAGTTGCATTAGCTGTTGAACCACCAACGGTTCCTGAAGCTGCAACTGTATTTGCTCCACCAGTTGAAGCTAAAGCTTTAGTTCCAGATTTTCCCATTGGGATATTATCTGCTAAATTTGGTAAATTAAAAGTTGATGAACCATCACCAGTTCCATAAGTCGTGCTTATAACTCCAAACAATGTAGAGTAAGTTGTTCTTGATACTGCTGCACCATCACATTCTAAAAATCCTGTTGGCACTGAAGAGGTAGTCCATGGTAGAATAGTACCTGTAGCCGTACCTTCTATACCTGTAAGGTCTGATCCATCAAAATTATATTTAGTTGCTTCGTAATTTGCCATATTATTATTTCTCCGTGTATGTCCATCCTACATTTGAACCAGAATAAACTAATCCAAACGCTGCACCTTCAGTATTAACTACTAAGTCAGCGGATGTGTTAGCTATTTTAGAACTATTTCTTCCAACAGTCAATGCATTAGCATCAAATGTATATCTTGAGTCTACAAAATTTACAGTATCACCGTCAGCTGGTGACGCTGGAAGTGTAACTGTATATGCTCCACCATTTGTATCTACAAAAAGATTAGCACCTGCTTGAACTGTTTCTGCTGCAGTTATGGTTCTCCAATTTCTAGTTTCATGATCTTTAACCATATTAGTGCCATCTGAGTGGCAGATGTAATTATTACCTTCACATAATAAGAAACCTGAAGCACTTGTAACTTTAAAAGTTAAGGTATAACCTGCGTGATTAGTTCCATCTATTACGTTAAAAACTTTTTCTATACTTGCTGGAAAATTTACTGTTCTGTTTGCCGCAAGAGTTCCAGTAAACTTTAGAGTCATGTTTCTTGCATTAGAAATAGTCGCATCAGTCATAGCAAGAGTGACATCCCCGGATGCTACATCTATTGCTTGATAACCTGCAACAGATTGTTGGATTAAGTTTAAATTAGTATTAGTTTTTGTCCCCCATGTACCAGCGTTTTCACCGGTAGCCATAAGTTCTAGTTTAAGATCTGATGAATATGTTGATGCCATTATTTATATTCCTTATTTTCGTTATTTATATTGTTTATTTAGTTTTAAGTCAAACATAATTATGCAGGTGTTTTTCTTGTATATCCCGTACTCGTTTTAGGTGTTGTTGTCGAGTATCCACTAACCGAAGTTTTAGGTGTTTTTCTTGTATATCCCGTACTCGTTTTAGGTGTTAATTTCTTGTAATATTTAAGACCTAATCCTGTAGCATTAACAGTTGCTTCAAGTTCTAAGCCAGTTAATCCTATAGCCATTTCTGTAGGAGTAATTGTTCCTGTTGAAGCTGTAGAACTTAATCCAGTTAAACCTATTTGCATAGCGTCAATATCAATAGATCCAACTGCAGAAGTTGCACTCACTCCTGTTGGAATTACAATTGGTGAAGAAGTAATTGATATAGACCCTACACTAGATGTTGCACTTACTCCTGTTAAATCATAAGCTGTTTTTATTGTTAAAGATCCTGTTGAAGCTGTAGAACTTAATCCAGTTAAACCTATTTGCATAGCGTCAATATCAATAGATCCAACTGCAGAAGTTGCACTGACACCTGTTATAACCGGCGTAGAATCTATAACAAAACTTAAAGAACCTACACTAGAAGTAGCACTAACTCCTGTTAGAGATATTACAGATGTTAAATCTAAAGTTAATGCACCAACACTAGAAGTTGCAGAAAGTCCAGATGGTTGAATAAGTTTATTAAATGAATCTCCGTAAGGTTCTTCAC